TGGCGCGTGTGTCGTACGCGTTCTTCATTGCGTCGATCCACGGATTGCGTACTCGTGGGTACATACCGTGTAAGAGTGCTCCTGTGTAAGCGGTTGCATTTTGAGTTGTTTCCTCATCTGTCTTCCCGTGCAGTGAGATCTTGGATGTGCCAATAGTTCTCAGCAATACTCCAGGGTTGAGTACAGGCACGTACTCCCCGTGTAAATCCTGGACAGGCGAGTGTTTCAAGAATTGAATGTCCTCGTGGCGTTGGCACCGTTCAACACTCATTTCGTAGCCTGCTGCTGCTGCCCCACTAATAATAGCGGCGTCAATCTCAGCGTTGCTGGCTGCGAGTGGCAACTTGTGCAGCTCGTCTTCGATGCCAGTCGCTATCATAAGGCAGGCGAGGTTGTTGATAATAGTGGTGCCTCCCCATCCGGAGTACAGTGTCGCTTCAATGGGCTTGAGTCGTAGTTTTTGCGTTCCACAGGACGATTTGACTTTAATCCCAAGTTTGCACTGATCCACAATGCGTGTCATGGCTTCTCGTGCGTACAACGGGGTGATGGCGATGAGCGCCTGGAAGATTGCACCGGTGTGTGATCCGTCGCACTTGGCGATGTCGAGATTGAACCGATGGATCTTTCCATCATGTGCAATGACAAGCGTGGAGTCGTCCGAGAAATAGACAAATTCCCCCGCACCTCTCTTGTCGACTGTCCTCATCCGTTCAAAGGCCGTCTTCAGATCGCCAAAGGTTGGGCTTTTAATGAAACGTGTGCACATTCCCCGTTTGAGTCTGAAGATGCGCCTGGCCAACGCGTACTTCATGTATTTAGTTAGCCAGGCAGCTTGTAGCGATGCACTGACGGACAGATCACCGATTCCTCGCATCACCTTGTTGGGTTTGGCGATTTCGTTCTTTTTGGCTTTGTACAACACCTCGTGAACACGGAACCACAGTCGATGTCCGATGTACCCGCTTTCAATCCCTTCCTCATACGCTTGCATGCGCAATTCGCGCTTTGGGTGTGGATCGGCGTGGTGTTCGTCTGCCTCGAGTTCGATACCACGAAAATCTTGCATCTCTTGGCCTTGTCCGATGTGCCGGCAAATAGCGGCAAGCAATCCGTGGTTGTTCCAAACGAATGCTCTCTGCGCCGTCCGGTACCCCTTCTCAACTGCCTCGCGGATGTGGTCGTTGGCCCGGATGTTGACCCCAGCGAATGCCGGATTCGGTCGAATCGCCCCAAGGCGTCGAAATCCGAGATTGAAATTGACATTTGTGTTCCCAATGACGTAGCCATTGTGTGCCACGCACGGCCCGTACATGTAACGGACTGAGGATGCATCGAGTGCAATCTCCGGGTGGATGCTCGGATCCGGGTTGTAGCCGGTGTCAAATTTCAATTCCCCTCGCTCGTACACAATCTTTCCTTTGAACTTGGCGCTTTGCCGCGCAAATCTCAGTCCCGAAATGATGGGCAGTTTTGTCACATCGATGAATGAGGTGATGTCGTGCGCGGCATAAGCCACGAAAGGCGGGCGCCACACGAATGTGTGTGGCACCCCGCCCGGTAGCGCCACCAGCATGGCGCCCCGCTACTGTCGGAACACTGGCGTGCCCTGTGTCGTTAAGACTGACTGGGCCACCAGCATCTGGAACACGTACACGATCGAGTTTGTAACGAATGTCATGTTCTCCACTTTAGTGTAGCGCTGAAATGCGGGCATGTGCTGCTTTCCGTCGTTATAGAATCTGAACGAGATGGCGGCCAGGAGCGTTTTACTCACTTCGAGTTGGTCGTGTGCACCAATGACCCCCTTGTTCATCCTCGTTCTCAAATCGTTTTCAAATTCTCCTTCGAGGATGAACTTGACTACTTCCGGGAATATCCACACCATCTTTTTCCTTTTGTACAACGCTCCGGTGTTTGTTAATTCCCGGTTGTGTCCTCTGATCTCGAAGTGTTTCTGCAGCATTGCGCTAAGTCGTAGCACCGGTCGGCTGAGCGCTCCAGCGTTGTCCACGGAGATGATCGCGGTCGGGGCGTCGATGGATCGTAGGTTGTTATTCCCGTTGTGGTTAACGTTGAGGTCTCCCGTCCCGGCCAGTGTCATCGGAATCGCGATGTGTGCACCCTGGTTGGCAAAGTCTCCGACCTTTTCGTCGTAACTGCCGATCCTTGTCCCGATGGACACGAGCCATTTTGCAGCTTCCCACTCAAACCCGCCATTACCGTGCTTCACCGACTCAGCAACAGTGCTGTTGATGCCGATTTCCACGTACTTCATTTCAAGAGACGGTTCTCCGCTCACGTTCGTGATGTGCGGTGGAGCTAGCCTCTTCGGTTCCTTTGGTGGCATCGGTTTTTTAGGTGGCGGTTTGTTTGCTTTCGAGTCTCTTGTTAGCTTGGTCTTCTTCTCGGCCTTCATTTTTGGTGCCTTGGAATCACTCTTTCTCTTGAGTCTATCTTTGATAGCCTGGTATGCACGTTCAAATAGCCCTGGCTTGGTCATTTTGAACCCGATTACGATTGGTGCTTTCGAATCCTCGCTCGACTGAGCGGTAACTTGGTTTAAGTCTACTGTATACCATTCGTTTGTTTTTGAGTCGTTGTCCTGAGAATGCTTGCCGTCGACGTCTGCCTTCGCGTCTACAGCCGGTTTGAACCCGATGTTGATTGGCAGGGTGTAATTGCCGTTGATGTCTGACTTCACGCCGGCAACTGGCTTGAATCCTATGTCGATCGGTTCTTTGATGTCGTCGAGATCGCGCATCCACCAACCTGGTGCCGTTGGTTCGGGCGCTGCGTCTGCGTCCGGTTTGAACCCAATGCTGACAGGCTCCTTGATATCGTCGACATCGCGCATCCACCAGCCCGGAGCTGCAAGTTCTGGTTCTTTTTTATCGTCATTTTTCACTACCAGATCGACGTCGATGGTCTGGTCGCCAATCGCGTCGGTTTTGAGTGCGTCCCCGAGTGTCTTGAGCGCGCTTCCGTCTCCGCTGGTGTTGAATCCGAGCTTCTTCTCAGCGCGGTTCCTCGTTTTTGTGTCCGAGGAGGCAAGTCCTGTGAGCAAT